GCAAAATTTCCCCGCGGTCCAAGACCACGAGTACAAAACTCTTGATTCAATCTTAGACCACGATTTCGTGGAGTAATCTCATCGAAGGATAATGAGCGAGCCGACCGCATCGACCTCTTTATATACAATCCAGGTAAAACCTGGTTCCTTCCAACATGCAGTTCATACATCAAATAAAGATATACAAAATACAAACACTCTGTCTTCATGGTGATTGGGAGATTTTCCAATTCTTAAACACCTCAATTTTACTCTGTTGTCATGGCGATAGGGAGATTTAACCTATACTTAAACGCCTCAAATTCACTATGTCTTCACGGTGGTGGGTAGATTTCCCCACTCTTAAACACCTCAAGGATCCGCCTACGCGGGTGTGGGCACCACGGTGGCATAATCCAGCGTGGGACAGCACAGCCAAAAGAGACATGTGAAGTCCGGTGCCGCAGCCACTTGTGTTTGCACTGTGATGTACCTGTTGGCCTCTGAGCCAGTCGCCTTGGACAGTGTGAGCTGCAACATTGCACCCTGTCTGTCGGTTCCATCAGCACTGTTACCACTCGGAATGCTTGCAGGCGCAACCAGTGTGAAGTTGGAGTACTTCAAGTCCGGTAGCTGGAACGAGATGCTTCCATTGGTGTCAGTGTGTGTTATCGCCATACCAGCCAGGCCATCCGCAAGATACTGACCCCTACCACCAAATCTCAATTGACTCGAGTAGGTTGAAGCGGGCCAGAACTGGGAAGAGACCGTTCCGAGTGTGTCATCAGTACTCGCAGGTGTGGTAATACGTGCGACTCGTGCATCTGTGACCTTGCCATACAGGTCCGTTTGCGGCGTCACCACATAGTTCATCCCACCCCGGCACCCCACGAACATGTTAGCCACGTAGGATACATGCGGCATAGTGTTGAAGGCGAACGGTGCAGTCCCGGACGCGGCGACGATGCGATTGGCGAGACTTGTTGTTGGGCCCGCTCCATTGTACCCTGGCGTATATGGCAAAATCCGATACACTCGCTTAAACACGGCCCTCACTTCATTTGTGAAATTCGGTATGGGTACTGTGTCCAGTGTGTGATAGCGGTGTAGCAGACATCTGAGAGAATTGATCTGCTCGCCATAGTTCTGTGCATAGCGCTCCGAATGCGGCGCAGCTTTAGTACCAAGGACATGTCGCGTCGGTGTGATACTTGTTAGCTCCTCGCCCTGTAGCGCAAAGAAAGATGGGACCTCGTTGGTTGTCTCTCCCCCAATGTGATCATCGGGATTCGCAAACTCAAAATCATCCCCACCCTTCGTGAACACCAAAATTCGGATAGAACCCGTCGTCGGTGCGGTGAGAGTTGTCAAGACACGAATCGTGAGTAGACCGTTATCGAGCAGGTCACGCCGCGTCAGCGCTCCCGAAGCACTCCAATTTGTGGTCAGCGTTTTGTCGACGTTCAGCCATGGGTACGCTTGGTGGTATGGTACCTCAATCTCGATATCATCTTCTTCGCCAATGTCCACAATCTTGGTGTACACAGAGTTGACATCTGGATTGGTCGTCGCAATGTTGCCCACTGGGTCGTATGAGATCTTCAAACGCCCTTTGTGGAATTTGGTGGCGACAACTTTGATACGGAACACCAATGAACCCCGCCAATTGTAGAACATCTGGCCCACATACGACAGCGGAGTGTGGTACACACGTGTCCCAACTGTGACGCTAGCGGTATTGTTTACTGCAACCTGCTGGAACAGTGAGGGTGTCACACGATTTACCCAGAGCAAAGTGTCAACGGCAGTGGCTGTGTTCCAACTCGTGGCCCCTAGAAAAGACTCCTTCGATTTTATGTATGGCAAGGACAGCTCATCCTGAGCCTTGAGTCCATGCAACGTTGGATCTATGGAGAGTTCCTGTTTAGGGTCGAGGGAGAACTTCTGTACTGCAGTGCCGATGTTCGACGAAGCCAGCATAGGCGCGTTCATAGGCATCATACCGTGCACATCCGCGATGACAGGCACGTTCGTGTAGCCAAAGATTTTTGCGATATTGCCGACAGCAGTCGCTCCAATAGCTGTAGCACGTGCGAACGGACCAATATACGGAATGGTTGTCAACATGGAAGCAATTGATGCCACAGCACTCGCTGGTTTGGAGACAACACCCTGTGGTTCATCGTACTCATCACCTTGCAGCGCCAGGGCTGACGTCGAACACATCAACTCCACTTCGGTCATCCACGCAAACACTTGAACTGTGACTGCTGTGGTCCCACCCGATACAGCAACGATGAGCGGGGCGTAGACTTCAAAGTTCAATGTGCCAAACCCAGTGACGATGCCAGCGTTGGTCAGCTCCAGCCAGTTCTTGTTATAGAAAAACGGAAGCTCCATCTGCCCTCCCGCGTTGGCGGCAGGCGTTATGTAAAAACCTGGCTGTTGCGACAGTGGGACAAGTGTGGGTTCTTCAGAACCGCTCGGTGGATCTCGAATCTTTGGTCCCGTGAAGCCCAACAGTGGTGTATAGCAGACTCGCACAAGACCGGCTTGAAAGGGGGTTCCATTCACCATGACCTTCACATGCATTTTCCCTCGAATAAACGCGTAATTGTCGATCTTTTTCCTTATGTTCGCGTTGTTGAGAAACAGGAACCAAGGTGCGATGACACCCAACGTACCAAGAGGTGTGCTCGTGTTCCACGTAAATGTGGCAATTTGTGTGGGTCGTGATAGGAAAGCCCCAAGCTGCAGATCATCTGTTCCATCGATCTTGGCGACAGCACTGACAGACGAACCAGCCATGATGATCTCCCCCTCGGCATTGTCGATGAAGGTCACGTTTTGACTGGTGGTCTCCAGGTGGGCTGCAGACGAAGATTCACCACCAACGTGGTCCATCTCTTCAGCCTGCAATTGGAAAAGAGTCTTATTACTCTGTGCACACGTGCTCTTATACGTATACACAGGAGTGGTATTTCCGGTAACCACTCCAACACTTTCTTTCTGATTTTCTGTGTTGCCTGACTATGAATTCAAGGTGACGGACCTGCCAAGGCCCACACCCGGGATCGGGACATCTTTGAACTCCTGTGACGCCTGCCTAAACCTCTGACAGAGGGTGTCCCAATCGGGCAGGGTCGAGTCCTCCACATATAGTGAATAGGGTTGCTCTGCAAGAACCCGTTGAAAGAATGAGCGCCGTTCATTGAACAACGTGCGCCCGTGGAAGAAATACTCGGAATTGGCTGCGCTCATCACTGCAACCATCTGGGCATACTTGTCGATTGTGCGGGACGGAACCCACACGGTCAGAGACTTCAACAGAGATTCTTCTTCCAGTGGTGCGGCGTAGGCTCCCAGCTCGGGTTCCCAACGCCACGTGCGTTTCAAGAAGGAACAGTCTGCAATGTCGATGAACGGCACCGACTGCGCCTGCTTGTCAGCCATCGTGTACTCCACACCGATGGTTGCCAGCTCTCTCTGAATGGCCGTGTGATTGAACCAGGGTGCGCTCGCGGACACACCCATTATGTTGTCATCACCGTACGTCAGGAGAGCCACACGCTCTTTGAAATCATCACATCCCTCTCGGCCGTCGTCACGAACGCCAGAATACGCATAACGCATGTACAAACTGTTGACGAGTGAGTTGACTATGACTGTGAGTGGTTGGCCCGAAGGATTGGTCCCAAAGAACTCGATGATGTCGCCTTTGATCGAGACGAGTGGAAAGGCCACATCGTGAGCAATGCACTCAATGGTCCTCAAGTCTTCCTCCGTGTGGCCTGCCGCTGCATGGAC